CTTAGCAAATGATCCTACTAATCGAAATCTTCCTATGGAACAAAGAAGAAGAATTGCACTAAATCAAATTGCTGCTAGGGATGCACAAACCACAGATACAGATTATTTAACTTCAATAGGACTAAATGAAGATATAATAGAAGCAGGGATTCGAGATTTACCTGATTCTATTCCTATAGCAACAAGAAGATCAATTGTAATTTTACGGTGGGCTGGAGATAGAGAAAATAAAAAAGAAAGAAAAATTGCAAGCGATTTTGACTATGAAGAAACAATTTTAAGAAATAATAATACTATGGGTAATACATACCGTAAATCAAGGGCGCATTATCCTGACATAGAAGGTTCTGAAAATATAATAGCTCACTCTAGGGGAGGTTACTATCTTCTAGATGGTGATGTGCCTGACGAAGGTGGCTCATTTCCTGCTAAAAGTATATTTGTACTAGAAGAGTTACAAACTGATGCAGTACAATCAGGTAGAAATAACCCATCTACTGTTGCCTCAGAAGCAACAACTAAACAAACAAAAGATTTTTTAAAAGAAAAAGAATTATTTGACCAGACTGAGGGATCGGTACTTGGTTCAGTAGAAAATGAAGATATATTAGCTAGGAAATTATCTGCTTTAATACAGAAAAATTTTGACGAGGGTGAGGCATACCTAAGTACAAGCGATAGATTTAATAGATTTGCTGATATTGAAAGTGAAACAGATCCTTTTGCTTTAGCTAAACAAGAGGAAGCATTAGACAAAATATCTTTTGATGTAAATGAATCTAAAAGAATTTTAGACCAACACTATAATCAAACTGGACGTTTGGTAGATGCTAGAAATAAAGTTGTACAATATTTAAGTAATAAGTATGAAAAATTTGGTATAACAATAAACTCTTTAGTAAGAGGAACAGATACATTTAGATCTGATTCTGATGGTGATGTATATATAAATAAAGTATTAACTAATTTTATAGGAGATTTAGTTTATACTAAAGGTGTTGCAAAAAAAGAAAATCTTTCTGGGGGTATAAGTAACACAATTTCTAATAAAGGAGGTCCAAAAGCACCTGAGTTAAATCTTTCACCAGTAAAACTTAGTGAAACAGTAAGGCTTAGTATATTAGCAACAATAAAAAATTCTTTGAGTGAAGATAATACTACTATAGTTATACCACCATTAAAAGATATTATGAAAGCTCATAGTCTTAAACAAAAACCTGCAGAAGCTACATATGTAGGTGCAGTAACAAAAGTTTTAAAAGATTTACAATCAGAAACTAAAGGTAAAATTAATTTTAGAATAGGTAAAATAGATAGGTTAGAATTTGAAAGTGAAGGTAATTACACAATAATTGATTTTGAGGATTTTAAAATCGCAGAAGGAACACAATTAAGATTAGCCGAAGGAGGCGTAGTACAACCAATGAAACAACAAATGCAAAATATATTACAAGAAGGTGGTATTGGTGACGATGGTATGTTACGTGATCCAGTTTCAGGAAATGAAATACCGCCCGGCTCTCTTGCTAATGAGGTTCGTGATGACATTCCAGCACAACTATCTGAAGGTGAGTACGTAGTTCCTGCCGATGTTGTTCGTTTCTTTGGTGTAAAATTATTTGAAGACTTACGATTAGAAGCAAAAAAAGGCTTGCAAGGTATGGAAGATAATGGTAGGATAGGGGGAGAAAAAATTCCTAATCCTTCTTCTAATGAAATTACTGATGCTGATGTGGATCAAATAGAACAAATGCTTTCGGAAGAAGGTGTTGAATCTGGTGGACTAAACCAAGGTGGACTACTTGAGAAACTAGTTAAGACTGCCCAATCAAACTCTATGGTTAATGAACGTATGAGGGCATCAGGCATACCTATGCAAATGAATGCAGGTGGTGCTATTGGTCAACAGATACCAAGCAATAGTCAGTACAATGACCCTAAAAAAATTGATGCAGTAATATCAAAGATTGCTAGTGCTGCACAACAAAACCCTAAACTACTGAGGATGCTTACTGAACGTGGTATAAATATACCTACTAATCTTGCAAGTCAAAATTCAGAGCAGCTAAGAAAAAGTAATTTACCATCACAAACTACTGAACCAATTACAAATGCTGCTAGTGGTGGTTTTATCCCAACAGAAAATTACACTGAAGTACAGGATATGATTTCTAACAAAGCTAAAAAAAGTTCTAATGTAGATAATCAAATGACACAGAATTTCTATCATGGTGGTTCTGTTCACGATTCTTATAGTGTTGCAGATGTATTAGCTGCACCATCATTACCCGGTTCATATTTAACTCCGGGTGCTGGGACACTGGGATCTTCTGGTTCTGACTATCAATCAGCACCAATAGGTCCACAAGAACCAGAAGGCGGTTGTGCTGAAGGATTTATGTGGAACGGAATAGCTTGTGTACCAATTCCAGTTACAGTACAAAGTAATAATAATGATGATGATAATAATAGGCCACCACCTGAACCACCAAAGCCTTGGTATGAAGAAGAGGCAATAGGTGATTTAAGTGATGACACTTGGATAGAAAATAAACTTAATCCAGAAGAGCAGCCACAAGGTTTTGTAGCTGGTATACTTAGCAATATGCCTATAGCAAAGTTTGGTAGACATATACAAAAATACACTAATATAGCAGAAGTAAGGGCTGCTTCTAGGCTTGCACTAGCTGCAGGTAAAATAGACGATAAAAGATTAGCAGAAATAGAAACAAACTTACAAGGTTATATTAAATCTGAAGGACTTAATGAAACATGGTCTAGTATTTCTCAAGGTAACTTCCAAGAGAAAAGTGTTATGAGATCATTTGATTTAGATGGTGATCCTAGTAATCTTACTGAAGCAGAATATAATGCTTACATAACAGCAAGTGGTGGAACTGTTGAACCTGTTAAACCTATTAAACCTGTTAAACCTGCTGATCCTGTAATTTCAAATGTTAACACAACCGATCCATTTGTAACAACTGCTAGACAAAACAAAGATAAAGCGGCTGCAGTAGCAACTGCTGCATTAAAAGATGATTCAAAAGGACAAAAAGAAGCTAAAACAATAGTAGCAAAATCAGAAAATAAAGTTGAGACTCAGAAAAATTTAGATGATGTAAACGAAAAACTTAAAAATATATCAAAAGGTGGTACTGGTGGATTTAATAAAGGCGGCTTAATGAAAAAGAAAAAGAAATAGATTAAACATAATCTATCCGACAATAACTATAAGGCTACTCAGCTACGGCTGACCCCAACATAAAGGAGATGGATATGCCTGAACTACAAGAGGTGGAGACACCAAAAAATGCAGGGTTTGTAAACGCTAACCATAACAATCGTAATCGTAAACGTATTGAAGAGGATCAGAAAGAACTTGAAGAACTACAAGGTAGTGAAGAAGTTATCGAAGAAGAAACGCCCGATACAGAAGATGAAGAAAAGACGTTATCAAGAGAAGAAAAATCTTTTAAAAAAAGGTATGGTGATCTTAGACGTCATATGAGTGAAAAAGAAACTGAGTGGAAAGAACGTCTTGAATTATTAGAGGGACGTATGAATGACTCTTCTATTAGTGTACCTAAATCTGATGAAGACATTGCTCAGTGGGCTGCTAAGTATCCTGATGTTGCTAGTATAGTAGAAAGTATTGCTACTAAAAAAGCAGAAGAAATGTTTAATAAAGCTGACAAACGATTGAAAAAAATTGATGAAGCACATTATGAAAATAAAAGGATGGAGTCAGAAGCAGTAATTAAAGAAAGTCATTCTGACTTTGATGAGTTAAGGAATGCTGATGTGTTTCATGATTGGGCAGATGAACAACCTAAGTGGGTTCAAGATGCTCTATATGAAAACTCTGAAGACCCAGCTTCAGTAGTTCGTGTTATTGATTTATATAAATCTGATAAAGGCATGACTACTTCAGCTAAGAAAGTTAAATCAAAAGAAGCAGCATCTGTTGTTAATAAGAGAGGCAAGACTTCTATTGATACTAATGAGTCGGATAATTCAATTAAAGAGTCTGATGTTGCTAAAATGTCTGACAAAGTTTTTGAAAAGAATCAAGATAAAATTACTGAGTCTATGCGATCTGGTAAATTTATTTACGATATTTCGGGTACAGCCCGATAATAGCTATTGACAAAAGTTAAATAGTCAATATAACTAAGGGATAGTATTAAAGAGCCTCTTAACAGACTACCTCTCTTACTATCCCTTTTCCAAGAAGTCTAAACAAACTAATAAGAACTACCTGAGTAAGTACAGGCCCAAATTTATATCGGTTGGCCGACTGATATTAACTTGCACCCTAGAAAAGTTCAGCCTCTTGAGTAAAATGTTTAGCTTAAACTAAGCCAAACAATATCAATAGGAGGATTTACTATGGCTTTTACAACCGCAACAGGTTACGGCAATTTACCAAATGGTAATTTTAGTCCCGTAATCTATTCCAAAAAAGTACAACTTGCTTTCCGCAAAAGTACTATTGTTGGAGATATAACAAACTCTGATTATTTCGGAGAAATTACTGCTGCTGGTGATACAGTACGAATTATCAAAGAACCAGAAATTTCTGTCTCGGAATACAGCCGTGGCGCAAATGTCACAGCTCAAGATTTACAGGACGAAGACTTCACGTTAGTCATTGATAAAGCTAACTATTTTGCTTTTAAGATGGATGATATTGAAGAGGCGCATTCGCATGTGAACTTCATGGATCTTGCTACTAATCGTGCTGCATATCGTTTAGCTGACAATCATGATCAAGAAGTTCTTGCTTATATGTCAGGTTACAAGCAGACTACTTTGCATAGCAAAGGTGATACTCTTAACACTACAGTCAATGGCTCTAAAGCTGTTTCAACTGCAGGGTCAAATGAGCTACTATCTTCTATGCAGCTTCACAAAGGTGACTTTGGGAATGTTACTACTACCTCTGCTGGCACTCACTCAATTCCTGTGACTGCACGTATGCCGGGAGCTACTTCGCTTCCAACTGCAACTGTTTCTCCTGCAATGATTGTTGCTCGTATGAAACGTTTGCTTGACCAACAACAAGTTGACTCACAAGGTCGCTGGCTTGTAGTTGATCCAGTATTTATGGAAATTCTTGCAGATGAAGATTCACGCTTCATGAACGCAGATTTCGGTGAATCAGGTGGGTTGCGTAACGGTTTGACCGTAAGTAACTTTCATGGCTTCCGTGTATACTCCTCGTCTAACTTACCTGCTTTAGGTACTGGACCGGGAACTGCTGGAACCGCAAACCAATTGACTAATCTAGGAGTAATTATGGCTGGACACGATTCTGCTATAGCTACTGCAGAACAGATCAATAAGACAGAATCATATCGTGACCCTGACAGCTTTGCTGACATTGTTCGTGGTATGCACTTATACGGTAGGAAGATTCTTCGTCCAGAAGCAATCGTAACTGCTCGTTATAACGCAGCATAGGGAGGATATAAACTATGGCTACTTTTGACATGACTTCCATTGATACCGCTGGTGTAGGAGCAAACGTTCTTGCTGTTCCTACAGTTGTTGGTAACAATGTTCGCACTATTGAAGCAATTCTAGATATTGATGCTATGATTGCTGCTGGTGCTACCATTGCTAATGGTGACATTTTTCAACTACTTGAAATTCCTTCAGAGTCAGTTCTTCTGACTGCTGGTGCGGAAATCATGAAGTCTTTTACTGCAAGTTGTACTTGTAATATTGACTTTGCTGGTGGAGATGACATCATTGACG